ATCGGCCTGGTCTATGTCGCCCCCGGTGAGATCAAGAATTGATCTTCCTGATCTCTCATACCAGAAGCGAGCTACGGGATTGGCTGCGTTGGCATGTTCTGCGAGATTTGTTAACCGATGTCTAAGCCCCGTAAGTTTGCGCGGTGTGTCCATACCGCTCGGAGCGCCGACATATTGCCTCGTTGTCCCAACCCGTCGTAATTCAGCTCCACCACGGCTGACATCCTCTATGCTCATTCCAGCCGGCAGCCTGCCCTCCCGCGCCCGAGTGACAAAATCACTATACGACGGGCTGTTCTTTATAGCCCGATACGCCATCCCCAAACCTTTAAGGGTGCTTTCAAACACCAAACCGATAGGACCGCCCTCAAGGAAACGCCGTGGAGCATTTTTAAGTCGCTCAATGAAAGCGTTCTCATCTTCTTGTGCGCCTAAACTGGTATCAAGGATTTCCCTAATGTCAGAAGATTCATCAATCAACTGGATGCCTAATTCTAAAAGCGTTGCGTCTTTAGGATCTAACGCAACAACGTCTGCGATCCCGTAACCCAACGCCTCCCGCAAATATCTACTGGCGATGCCTGCGGCGCGAAATGTTCTTGCAAACAACGCACCAGGCCCAACGACTTGCGCCATAGGCGCCGCGAAAGCCGCTGTTACTTTCTGGGTACCGCCCTCCGGGGTCACGATACCGGCTACTGCCTCGTCGGCTTCCGCAAGATAGGGAATGTTTTCACGCAGCCACGGTTCAACATGGCTGGCCCAGTATCCACCCGTAAGAGTTTCACCAACCTGCCGACCGGCGTCCGTTAGACCCAGAACTGCACCCTTCACAATACCAGCCCCGACATCCCATGCCGCTTTCCCGATATCCTGCCCGCTGATCGACGCGGTGGCGGGAGGGCGAGAAAGATTAGCAGTAATCTCTCCTGTCTCTACCGGCGCTGGTGCCTTCACAACATCGGATGTCTCAAGAACAACGCTGTTCTCGGGGTTGTCATTATCAATACCGACTTTATAGACTTTCTCACCGTCGGTGCGGGTTTCGATGACATCGAAAGCGGGTATTCCAAGAACGACCTCACCGGGGTCTTTCCCGGCTTGTAGCGCGCCCTCCCATGCGGGCAGCGACGGGGCATTGGCTCTGCGGCGAATCTCAAGATATTGGGCAGAGATGTCGTCGCCAGACGGCGGTTCTTCCGATAGCAGAGGCGACTGAATAGTGACCTGAAGCGGAGACTGTGTAGGCATTACTTCTTCCGATCCTCAAGTAAGGTGCCTTGTCCCCCGTTCATCTCTTTGACCGACTCTTTAATAAGATCTTGTTCATCTGCAATTTGGGCATCCTGCGCTATAACAGCATTAATCTGCGACAAATATCCCATCGAACTATTGTAAGCCCCGTTCGAAATACTTTTATTTCTTAAAGCGTCAATCAATCTATCAGTGGTTTGCTCAACATCGCCCTGAGTCCATTTCTCAAGACTTTTCTTCGGCCCGAACATGGGCCTCACAATTCTTTTTAAGGTAAGCGGAAGTTCGCCTCTAGCGCGGACAAGAAGATCACGATGCACCAACCAGGGTTTTTCGCCCCCATCAACTCGCACGTCATACTCATTCAAGGCGAATTGTATTCTGGCTGCGCTTTCGGGATCTATGTTAAATCCAGGCATTTGGAATTCAGGATCGCCCGCGCCCAAGATACGCCTCAACGAAACACGGGCGCGCACTTGTGGTGATGTTGCGAATGTCTTGTCCTTTATCTTCGCCATTAAATTAGTCAATGCAGTAGTGTGGGATATCTCTAACCGACCCTGACGAGCCAACAGAAATATGCGATTTCGGATAGCCGTCAAAGCGGCATCTTGCTGTTCAAAGGGAAAATCAAGATCAGCTATTGCATAAATGTCATTTTGCAAACCAAGCATTTCAAGCCTGTCTGTCTTGGCTTGATCAACATCAACCAGCATATCGCCAAGTACCTTTGCTTGCTGACCATCGATGTCCCTATTATCTTTCATTTCATCGATTTCTGAAATGGTGGGTAAATAAGTAAAATCTTTCTGACCTGTCTTCACAGCCTGGATAATAAGAGCCGTTTCACCAAAATTATCTTCCTGCTTTTTCTTTAATTCCCTGTCCGTAGCCCGATCTTGTTTTTCTGCTAGACGAGTAAGGCTTTCCAGTTCACGGGCCACCTTCCGACGAATACTATCTTTCTCCAATTCTGTAAGATGTTTCCAATCAACACCATTCTGTTCAGCATTGAGTCCGGTAAATTTTCCGGCATTTAATTGATCGTACCTACTCAAAAGCTCGTCTTTGGTTGCCCGATTAATCCAGGCCGCTATACCGTTTTTCGCAATGACACTGCGAAGTCTGATCTTTTCATTGGCGCCTTTGGTGGGGCTTGTAGTTCCGGCTTTAACAGCGTCATCAATATTTTTCATAACGCTTATGTGTATGCCGGAGCGCATTCTTGGCGATATATCCTGTCCGATTAAATCAACTAAAGTATCATTAGTCGAAAGCACGTCAGCCCATAATTGATCCTTCTTCCTGGCCAATCCCGCAGTGGTAACTGCAACCTTCGATCTTACGGACAGAAGGCTGAACTTGTTTTGAAACAGTCTTTGGGCAGCCGGTGTGGTAAGACCGAGAGACACATCTTCATAAATCTGTTTGGCTTTAACTTCATATAATGTTGGAGCAACAAGACCGTCCTCTTTAGCTAATTCAGCCTCAAGGGCTCTAAATTTAAGAATTGCGCTTGATTCCGCCACCGCCATTTCGGTAGCAGTTTGAGCGGCGGTTAATTTCACACCCTCTTTGCCAAGCTGTTCAAAAAACCGAGCGGCTCCTTCCATCTTGTTTCTGATCGTCACCACAGGCGGCGCTGGCACACCTGTCGTCGCCGGAATACCGCGTTGCCGGGAAAGGGTAGGAATGAGAGCCATTATTTTAATACTTTGCCAAGACCACCCAACAGAGATGTGCCGGCGCCGACATACCCCGCCATCCTGGCACTACCCGCACTACTCATATAATTCGCTGCTGCGTATCTGTGACCGATAGCTTCCTGCCGTCTGGCAGCCGCCGCAGTCTGCCCGGTATATTTGATGGCTTCCTCTTCGCGCAGCCCCTCCAGATAACTTTCCGCCTGCACCATAAGCGGGGTGCCGGCGGTCCCTACGACACCGGAAATAGCGTAACCAGGTGCCTGTTTAGCCAGTACCGTGCGCTTGTACCTGTCTTCGAACATTTGACGTTCATGTTCAGCCGCATACTGAGCGGAAAGAGCATTATTCTCGGCGACCTGGGCATTGTAATTGGCCATGTTTGCCTGATACTTGAGATTGGCCGATTGTTGCTGACCCGTCATTAGACTACTCAGAGCACCCCCCACAGACGAAATGGTGCTGAGTGTCGCGCCCCAGGTAAAAGCGCCAGCAGTACCGAATAGACCAGAAGTCGCAGCCACAGCCGCTGTCGTTCCAAACGCGCCTGCTGTCGCGGGTATGGCCAAAGTGCCAAACAAAAGAGGAGGACACATATTCAATCACCCGTCATGCGTTAGCAGGCGCGTTATAATCGCCGTGATGTGTATTGGGAGAGGTTGATCTTGCACGATCACCACCTGACCTTCGGTTTCCCAACCACCGCGAAACGTGATCGCCTTGTCGCCGGAAAAGAGAGGGGGCGAACTATCCATCGGATCAGATCCGCCACGAAAATTAAGCTCATCGAGAAGTGTGGTGCTGGGTCCGATCTTGGCGCCAAGGGTCGATTTGAATCTCACCGTCACATCGAAAACTCGCTTGGTTTTCCCCTGGGCAACGCCATCATCCGCTCCCGCTTCCGGTCGCAATGTCTTGATTGTCGCCGTCGAGCCCAGACCGATATGAGCCTTCGATACCTCTGGTGAAATCCCCGTGATGGCACCTGAAGAAACCGTTTTGGCCGCGTAAACCGAACCATCCCCAAGGAACGAAACACTTTCACCTTCCAGATGGTCAAGACCGGTAATCGAGGCTACGGCCTGCCGCACCTTCCCACCGCTGATGTAAGTGGTAAATGCAGCACCGTCCGTATTGAGATAAACCAGACCACCGCTGGTGTAAGCCGAATACGCAGAAGTGTTTACACCGATTGTGAAATTGTCAGCGTCAACCCTTGTGACCGTGAATCCATTACCGTTTAATTGTGTCATTCCTCCAACATCAAGAAACCCGACCTCGTCCCCGGTCGAAAATCCATGAGCAACAGCTTTGATACTGCCGGGATTGGCCCTGGTGGCGCCAGATACCGGCTTACCGACCGGCGCCATAATCTCAAAAGTATTGGTTGTTTTCTCGATAACCCGATAACGATTGTCGTTAAGCTCGGTCATGCCGACAACATCGATAATATCCACCAGGTCGCCATCGCTGAACCCGTGGGCTGTGGCGGTAATCACAACCGGCTTGGCTTTGGTGGCAGCAGAGATTGTAACCGGACTATCTAACGTCAAACCGCTATCTACGAAAAAAGCATCTGATTTCACCATGCTTTCGTCTACATCGAATTGGCTCTCGACAAACTCAATATATCTTCTGGTGACATCGTTGATGGTGCGTTTAACGATCATCCAGGTTTCGTCTTCACCCGTGCCGGGGATGACGGCCAGGCTCTCGACCACGCCATGGGTGGCGGTGGTACTGAATGTACCAGCAATTTTGTGCCGATGCCACGCGACGACCTGTTGTTCGCGCAGATAGGTCATGCCGACCAGCTGCCCGTCAGCCTTCACTCCCCAGACAATTGTAGAGGGCTCCTGTTGATACGCTATCTCGGTGATACCGCCCTTCGCAACCTGATTGGAAAGAATGGTCAGGTCGGGTGAATTAAAGCTGTCCTGTTCGAACAGGTATGCAAATTCCCTGATCTTGCGTTGCTGCCGCTGGATGAACAAGACGACATTATCGATACGCAGCGGTGTATGATTGTCTGAGCCGCGGGTACCTTCGCGAACCACGCGGACGTTCGTCGGCGTTAGCGGATCGGCTGTTGTAGATCCTGCGATAGTAAACTCGCCACCGACAGTCCCGATAGCCATAATTTTACCCGGCGACAACCACCTGATCACATTTACCTGATCAGTTGCCAGGGTATAAACAACAGGATCTTCATCAAGAGTGCCTGGCGTATGATTTTCATAATCGCCGGATTTAGATCCCCACAAAGTTTGTGGCTGTCCTGTCGAGCCAGCCCAAAAAAGTCTTTGTTCGTAGAAGGCTGTGGTGGCCGGATATCCCGTTGTATCCGACCAGGCACCCAGCTTCCACTTTGATTCCGCCGATGTACCACCCAGAGTTTCTGTAATATCAACCGTTATGACTGTGGTCGATGCTCTACTGGCGACAACGCCATACCCCCACTGGATGCCGCCATCTCTCAAAAACTTCCATGTGACGGTGTTATCGACAATTTCGTCGCCCTCGGACGTGGGGCCACCAGACCCAGCCGACGTGCCGGCCTTGATAGCTTTATAAACATTACCGGAATTACGGATAATCGCATCAAGCGAATATGCGGTTGACGTTGCCCAGGCGGTGGCCTGATGACCAACAGTGATCAATCGGCCAACATCGGTGGTCTGGAAGCCGGTGTCGTCGTTGATGCCGGTGATAGCCGATGCCGTGAATGTCACGCCAGAGCCCGATGCGGCGCCCGGCGTCATAGTGGTAGTGGTGACATTCTCGTCTTTATACGGGCCATCGGTAAATGCAATATCTACGATAGTCCAGGCTGCGTGACCCGTGCGCGACATTTTCTTGGGCGCATAATTCGGATGGGCTATATAAAGAATGTCTGCGCTCTGAGCGAACTGAAGATCGGGGATATCCGCCGTCAGAAAAGTAGTGGTCAGAGTGTGAACCCTGGCTGCTGTTCCGGCAGATGAATAGGCTGTGAAGCCCGATCCGTTAATGTTATCCCCGTCGATGTCGGTTAATTCAAAAGTGTTGGTGGTCTTACTAGCGATTTTATAATATTTGCCATTCAACTCCGTCATGCCAACGACGGCGGTTATGTAAACCTCATCGCCGTTGGAATAACCGTGACTATTCGCGGTGACAACAACGGGATTGGCGGCGGTTGCACCGGAAATCGTTTTTGTCGCTTCAAGGATCGCACCCTGATCCTTATAAAATCGACAATATAAATTTCCAAATTCGATCACATAAGCCTGAGTAACCGAAAATTCAAAAGGGAATAATCTGGTCTGGAGAGAGCTGGTTTTGACCTCTTTAACGAATCGCGTACCGGAACGCCGGGTAATACCGCCATGCGGCTGGACAATGAAATTTTCCAGAGTAGCGGCACCGTTTTTATATTTACCGATATCAATCCGGCCAAAGAGATCTTCAGACAGTTCACCAGCCGTAAAATTGGTGTTGATCGTGGTGACGCGAGACATTAAATCCTCGCATCAAGCCACGACACCTCACTGGCCGACAGGCTTTCCTGAGCGTCTGCAAGACGCGCTTCCTGAAGCAGCGCGGCATATTTCGTTTCTGCCACACGGCTGACGGTCTGTGAGGCCGTAATATCAAATGCGATATCCGCAGCCAGGCGTAGGCTGTAAGTCTCGATGAATTTAACATCAAACAGATTGGGATCGGTCACGCGATGAACATAAACAATCTGAAGCGGTGCCGATGCATCCGTAACGATCTGCCGGCCCTCGACAGCCCACTCCTCGGAAGTCTCAACTTCGATAATTCGAAGACAATCTGAGGGCCAGTCGAATGCATTGGTATACTCGTAGATCGGAGATGTGGTGTTAGCCGAGATTGACACCCGTTTGATAGAAAAATTCCAGGCATGATCACGCAGAAGCTGATCACGGGTTTGCTCGTAAAGACGATTACAGGCACGGGCTTCTTTGGTGTCGTCCGTTAAAGCAGTGATGGGCACACCACCTAAAAAAGTAATCGCCCTGTTCGCTATCTCAACAAATGTTGTCGCCATTATTCAAATCTCTCTCAAAAAGAAAGAGGGGGGGGCTCCCCCCCCCTCCATCTTCATCTCAGTCAAGAACGTAGGCCAGATAGCCGACAAGATCATCGCCAGTAGCGATAGCCGTGTCTTGCGAGGTGGCGCGTATCTTGACCCCATCCTTGGACTCAAACAGGTAAGTTCCGCCGGTCAGAAGGTTGGCCGCAATGGCGCCCTCCATCGTCTGGAAACCTACCGTGTCCACACTAAGTCCGTTAATGAGACCGTCTGGATCAGCCGCAGTCGTTGACCCATTCATTGCCGTATACGCATCCCATCCCAGATCCAATGCCGCACTGGAAGTCGTCCAGTTGACATAGGCGCGGGAAAGAGAAGCCAACACACGAACCCTCCCAGGCGGGAGCTTGCCAAGGACAACCGACGATGTCGCATCGCCAGCACCATCCTGAAGGCAAGTAAAGAACATGATCCGCATCCGGCCATGTTCCTCAGTGGTGTTGTTGTTGACAACCGGGACGGCGACGGTGTTGGCATACTCAGTCGAATTTTGAGTTGTAACAGCCATTTTCCAGCCCTCCTAGGTTGGGTCACATTCGATGTAACCAACAAGCTCTTCCTGCATGCGGGTCGCACCGATGGACATTGAAACAAAGACCTGTGTCGCGTAATTCTTGTCAGCGCGTTCACTGATCTTGACTTGGGAATCGGCTCCGATGGCAAGTTTCATGCCAGCGTTTTGCCAAAACAAAACCTTGTGATCCGAGTTGGAATCGGTTTCCAACAGCTCGGTTCTGACAAAATCGAAACCCAAGAACGTGTTGACTTCACCGTTGACCAATGCCTTGACGACAGCATAATCTGAAGATGTGATCTCGGTTTCGGCCAGAAGGTTTTGCAGCTGCTTAGCGTTAATGACACAAGTGCGGTCATCATCCTCGGCTTCATTAGCGTCGAGGATTTGCTTCGCGGCTCTCAGCTTACCGACATTCAGCCCGGTGTCGGCAGCCGGGGAGACCCCCACCTGTACATCCACCGTGTTGGAGGAGTCGTAGCTAGTCGATGTTCCGCCGGCAACGCCGGTATAGGCGGTACCGTCGGCGGCGTCGATGATCGCAGTGTCAATAGCCCTGCCCATCGCGCTTGATGCGGCCTTGGCATATGGACCCGACGGGTCAATCAACATTCTGACGCGATCTTCATTATCAATGAGATCGGCCCAATCATAGTCCACAAGCGAAACCCGACGCCTGGAATGGGGTGTGTCCATTCTGGGCGTATCGGCATGCCTGGTGGTGCGAATGCGAGCGGCAGTAACGCCTACCTGCTCAAAAAAAGCGTTCTTGCCCGTCACGGTTTCTGTAGAAACCTTGCCGCGCAAACGAGAACTCTTTTGTTGAACGAGATGCTCGACGTTACCCTTGTACTGCTCCACAAACGCAGTTGTGATTTGCACACTCATTAGAATGCACTCCTACGTTGGTTGAAGGAAAGTTTTCAACGGCGGTAGGGGTGCCCGTCACCGGACCCTGCCTGGGATACGCTCCCTCGGCGGCATGTCTTTCCACACAGTCAACCGGTGCCGGTAAAGGCGTGTCCGGGTTACGCAGAGCTGGCCACGACATCTGTGCCATAAGCCAATTCTGTGAGTCTGGTTAATTTCTCATTTAGAACTTTATATTCAGGATGAGCGGCGTCCATAAGACCCGGATTGGATCTGATGGCAGCAATCTGCTCCTTGGCCATCTCGGGCGTGGTACCGAATTGACCGGAGCCTTCGGCGTCCTTGAATTGAGGTCCGGTCCCCAGCCTGATGCCGATTTTTACGAAAGCGCGCACCAGATCAGGATTGGACCCCAGACCGGCGGCATCGAAAGCCTGCTGCAATTCTGGAGTCCCGAACTCGCGCACGGCGAAACGAGCGGCGGAAATACGTTCATCGAAAGCTGTACCGTATTCCTGTCGCAGTTCAGTTTCCCACGTTTCATTCTGTTGTCTGGCGCTGGTACCCATTTCCTCATGTGCGCCAATCATTCGCTCGACAAAACTATCGTGGAGCTTCTGGGCCTGTGATGCCGGCAGCCTTGCCGAATGCGCCGCTTCCCGAAACCAATCGGACAAACCCTGATCATACGCATCAAATCCTTCGGGCGCCGCCAATTCATAACCCGACGCTTCTTCGGGAGTGCCCAGTTTCGACCAGCCATCCCATTCGGAAAGATCACTATCGGTTGATGGCAGCACCACCTTGTCGGCGCCGACCGCCTTCTCCAGATTTATGTACGCATTAGCCAGCTGACCGGGATCGGTGTACCCCTTCGTCGCCATATGCTCCTTGACGTTGTCTTCGAACCCGTCAGTCCAATTCCCTCCGCTATCAGCGTCGGGGGTGCCCGTAAGTACGGACCCTTCTGCTTCATTCGGCATCACTTATTTCTCCTATTTCGCCTAGAGCTATCTTCGTTACCTGATCTTCATCGAGAGCCAGAATCGCTATTATCCGGCGCACCATATCCCGACCGCCCTCCATGTGCTGGAGTTCGCTGTCGGATCTAACGCCGGTCATCGCGTAAAGGCCACAAGCCTTCATCATATCCCTAAGAATAATGTCGCCCTGGGGCGTATGAAGGAATATGTCGCGGTACGCCTTTAGGATTTCAGCCTGCACCTTGTGCTGCTGTTTGCTCATTGTGGCGGTGGCAGCTGACCGGCGGCTGCAATCTGAGAGACTTTCAGAGCAGCATCGGCGGCCTGCGGCGCATTATCCAGCAAAGACTGCATCTGCTGCTGCTGCTGCCGCTGGGCGCGCATTTCGCTAATCTCATTTTCACTCCGCAAGATGCGCTGCGGAGCCCCGTTGGTATCGGCGAGAATCCGCGTAATTTCATCGGTGTTGAAATTGTCCATGACGCCCGGATCTACCGCAGCTATCGGCTGCACCATCTCCAGGGTGCGAAGAATGGCGACTCCCTCCTCGGCGCGCATCGCCCGCGATAACGGAGAGACATACTCTATTTCATACTCGCCGCCTGCCTCGATCAGAATATCCGGCACAGGGGGCATAAGACCCTGGCTGTCGAGGACATCAAACTCACGCTCGATCAACGGACCAAGCATTTCCGTTTGTTGCCGGCCTATGGTGGGAGCAAGCAGAGCCCCCTTTTCCTGAGCCCGCTGCAATACTTCGGTTGCAGTCATAGTCGGAGTTTCAACCAAGATCTGAAACAGCGTCACCAGGAAGGCGTCATTGATCACCTTGCGCCGCTGCTCCATCATGTCCAAACCAATGTCCACGCGGGCGCCGGTAAACAATGGCTGAATAGGCGCCTGGTTGCGCCCGTCCATGCGCGCAAATGTCGCCGCGCCGGGATTGGTATTGATTGGAAATAGAACACCCTCGTCAGCCACCAGCAACGGGGGATCTACAACTTTCTGCCCGGCACGAATAACCGTGCGTGACATTTCGTTGATCATCTTGATATCCGGCAAAATCGTCATGGCGGGCGATCTGCCGAAAGTCTCGCGTGGTCCGGTATTGTAACGGGAAATAATATAGGGAAAAGTGGTGAACCCACCTTCTTCGATAAGCTGCTTGGTCTTGACCTCAAAATATCCAGAGAAAAATGGTGCGTTGATCCGGCCACTTCTCATCGGATCGCGGTCTGCGCGAGGCATGACCACATGCAGCAATTTTATCCTGTCGTCGGGTTTGTCCTTTGCGACCTTGCGCAGATCATCCGACAGGTCGCCATCGGGGAACATTTGAACGGCCTGACGCGCCGACACCTCAAACTGCCGGAAAACCGTGTCGATCATACCGTGCTGATTTTCAGCGATATATAAATCAGCCAGATGTACTGCGCGATATATCAGACCGCGAACCGGACCCTCATCGATAAACAAGCCAGAAGTGCCGAAAGCTCCAAGAGACATATATCCTTCATGCATCTGGCTGGCGAAATTGGATTTCGGGGAGTATCGATAAGAAAACATTACCCGTTCAATCTGATCAAAATATAATTTCACATTGTCATGATCGCGGCAGCGAAACGCTCCAGAGCCAGAGCCGCCGTCGCGTCATACATTTTCTGGGTGCGCTTGTCGCCCTGCTGCCGTTCACCGGTAAATTCGGCTGAACGCGGCAGAATACGCTCCGCAATTTCCTCCCAGTGGCTTTCCCACACACTGCGATTTCGCTTCAATAAATCAAAGCGTTTGAAGATTTCTTCATTTTCCATAAGGCTTATTGCCGATCGAAACCAAGACCACCCAAAATCGAGTGGAGTCCGGTGATTGCCGTATTCGATGCACCCGGCATCATCGACTGTAGACCCAGCAGATGGGTATTATGCTTGGCCGGTGTGCCACCACCAGCCGTCGATGACGCCAATCTCTGGGCTTTATCGAAACGAAAACCCAAAGATGACGTGGCGGGCTTGGGAGAAGACGATTGTCTCTGCTGTCCGTAAAGACCGGGGAGACACATGATATTATCCGCCCAACAATGTTTTCCTGCCGATTTCGGCGTAAGTCGGGTCACCCAACGAACCGGTCAGAATAGTTGATCTCTTGCCCTTTTGCGCCAACAGCCGCTTTCTTTTCGCGGTAGCCTCGACGTTCAATGCGGGATCGTCCCGCGCTGGGGGCGGGATCGGGGGCGGCGGGGGCGGGGGCGGCGACGGCGACTTGGCAGCGAATGGTCCGAAACACATGATCAAATCCTCCATCACGCTCCAGGCGGGAGCGCGTCCATGAATAACAATGAAAACTTTTCCGCGTTGGTCCGAAATCCTCGACGGTGGCCTCGCGGACAGCACCAAGCACCTCCAACCAACGGTGGGCCACATCATGGCCCTCCATCGACCAGCAATCGGCGCGGACGGCATCACCATCAAGCATCGCCGGCATCATGCTACGGCGAATATTCCTGGTCACCGACAGGGCCACCTCGGGCCAGCGGTCGGTCGCAAACATCCAGACTGTCCAGATTTGAGGACGACCAAGATAAGCACCATAGGCGGCGACCGGCACACCATCGGAAAGAGCAACCGTGGCAATCCCGCCGGCAGCAACCATGCCAGCCGCCAGATCTTCCGGCTTCCCCGTCTGTATCAGCGGCAGAATCTCCTCAGCGTCCAGGGCGCGCATGCGCCGGGCGATGAAAACAACATCGCCATACGCCGCCGGCACCAATTCAACCGAAAACATCTGTTTGCGGTGCCATCAGATAACCGCCGCCGGGGAGCCTTCCGGTACGCGCCGCCAGGCTCAAACCCTCTTCGTTATCATCACGCAGCCCGACAGCAAGATAACGGAAGCTGTCGCATGCATGAGAAGACCAATCGTGATTGGGGCGGTCCTTCCAATCATTCGTGCGGTTATTGAACTGCCGGTGGTAGTGTCGCAGGGCTTTCAGACCCAGCGCACACTCCCCCTGATCAAAATAACACCTGGGAATAAGCGCCCTCACGGCCTCAATACCGTCGGCGACGGCTAACTTAGGTACAACAGTAGGACGAATCCCCAGGCTTATCAGAATCTCGTAACGACTGTTGCCGGACCCTAACTCTCGCACCATCACGTCATGGGGAAAATAATGACGCCCGTAGATATACGGCCTCTCCCCCAGAACCTTGATATAATGGTGCAGCCCCTCTCCGCTATCCTCGTAATAGTCGATCACGCGAAAAACTTTTTCACCCGGCAACTGCTGGATAAACCAGACACGGGTGCTGTCCGCGACACCGAGATCCCAAGCGGTCGAAACCTGTAAATTGGGCTCCCACGGGACATCCCTGATGCGCCCGGCGGCGTCCGCAGTATCCAGAAAAGAAGCATAATAAGCGCCCACGTTGGCCGCTGCCCAGGAAACCTCAAATTCCTGAAGGTACTGGCTCTCGTCCATCAAAGAAGCCGCGGCATCAAGTTCAGACTGTGCCAGAATCCCGGTTTCCGACGCCGGGAAACGCATGGCGAACCACTCATCATCACCAGCCGCCATGCGCGTAACGGCAAAATCATAGATTTCCTTGAACTGGTTCTCACCTCGCGGCGTCCCGATCCACAAGCACTTGCCATCACCGTAATCCGACAACGAAGGACGCACGATCTCGGGGAATAACCGCGCATTCATGTCGGCAAATTCATCGAGGCAGCAGGCGTCGAGTCTCAATCCGCGGAGCGAATCCGGATTTTCGGCTCCGAGCAACCAGATACGGCGCCCATCGGGCAGATCGCAGCGCAATTCAGCCTCGTTGAATCTCACACCGGGAATGACACCGGCGTAAAACCGCAGGAACTGCCATGCAATCCGCTTGGATGCCCCGTAGGTCGGGGAAATATAAGCCCCCTGGGCCTGTGGATGCGAACAGGTCAGCACCTCCCGCAGCAGCCAGTTGATCGCCATCACGGTTTTGCCAAAACGTCGGTGGCAAACCGCTACGGAAAAGCGTTTGGACTCCACCTGAAACTTGGCCTGCAAAGGCCGTGGCGTATACGGAATAACAATATTCTGTATCTCAGCCATCAACGGCACCGAAAAACATGATCAGAGATCTTCGATTGCCCCCGTGCCGCAGCACCCTGTGGCCGTTCTCCGCAGCATCGTCCCACACCCAAAGATCCAGATAGTGATGGACGGGGACATCGGGCAGATCCTTGAAATACAGCCCGCCGCCGGTAAAAGCGTCGGGTGGCGTCAACAACACCGACGCGGAATACTCGCACCACGCCATGTGACCGCCAGCACCCTTGTCAGTGTGCCATGGGTGGCCATCAGGCTTATGCTCGACGCGGCAATAGCCGGGCTTCTCGGTGGAAATGGGGAAGCGATCTCTGATTTGTCCCAGGACACCAGCCAACCGGGGGTCATTGAAGTCCAGATAGCAAATCTCCCCAGCCAGGTCAGCGGCCTCGGACGGGGTGAATATTCGCTCGATCAGGTGTCTCACACCGCCGGGTCGCTCAAACCGCTCATTTGAAAAAATACTCCCCACATTTGAGCCGTGGACCCATCGATATCTCAGCCGCAAAAAAAATCCGGGGGTACCCCCCCCTCGGCACCAGCCCACACATTTAATTAATGTCTGTCACAGTCTTTGATGTTTGTCTTCCATGTTAACAAGGGCGGCCAGTGCCGCGCCTACAGCCGCACACAGCACCGGCACCAGCCGCTGGCCAACTGGAGAGAGTCGCCGGCCATCCCACCACACTGAGGAAGCATCGCACCACCCCAACCTAACTTGAGATCGCGCACGCGAGCGTTGCCACATGCTATTCAAACCTCGTCGGTCACCACCTTCAGAGGATCATCGCGCCACCCGATGACCATCGGTCCCTTATGCACCACCTCCTGCTTGGATATGGGCTGATACCGCACCAACAGCTTCTCGGCCCGCCACTCGGCATGACGCAATAGCTCCTTTGCCCGCAAGATCCCGTCACGGGTGTCCGCCTCTTTCAGATCCGCTCTTGCATCCTCAAGAAACGACTCGATGCCGACGCGATGAGCGCGATCGTACATTTCTCCGAAATCACGATTCCGCTGGGTATACCTGTAGACCGATGTTCTGTTGATGCCGATGCCGGCACAGATTTCAGCCAGCATGTCGCCATTCGACAGGCGCTCAAGAATTCCATCCCTCACACTACTAGTCAATTTGAGGATTTTACCAGCCATACCGTGTTCCAGAAAAAAGCGGCAGCTGGGCTGCCGCGAGTCAGGGAGGATGTACTTTGGAAGCCTGGGCTGGGAGAGCCCAAACTAATGTCCGCTCTACCACCGACGCCGCATCGACCGGAAGTAGGTCTTTATGCCAACCTTCAGATCCCATAGTAATTCACCAGGCCGTCGAGCCCCAGCCTTAGTGCCACCATGCCATCCTGATCGGGCCGGCGTGAGGCGATGACGCCCTTCCAGGTGCCGGCATTCAGTCCCTCACCCACCACATGCTCGATAATTCCAGCCAGCGGGTAGCCGACGTGCCCGAGAGCGGCTCTGACCTTCTCCTTGGCATGCTGGACAGCGACAGACGCCTCTCCCGGCATGCCTGATCTGGGCATATTCTCATATCGGACCTGGGTGTAGACACCGGCGAGATAGGCGCGTCGATATTGACCACCGAAAGTCTCGGCTGCGATGAACTGTCTTCCCGTGACGATGCCGCGGTTTCTGTAAATCGTTACGGGGTCTGTGCTGGGTCTTCTAAGCGGCAGCTGCCTACCAGGATCGTGGTCATCCAGGTGAATGGGTTTTTTCTTTCTATCCCGTCTTCTGCTTTTCACCACAGCTGACCTGTCCCGTCACACCCAACAACAACCGGACACGGGACAGCAGGACACCCTAAAGGGTGTCCCTGTCCTGTCCCGCTGGTTGAGGGGTTTTCGGGACACTTGTCCCGCAACTGTCCCGCAACTGTACCGCTAACTGTCCCGCTCACTTATCCTCCAGATCAAGCCCTCGTTGCCCGCTATTCTGCCCTCCTTTATGAGATCTGCCTGGGCTCTTCCGACCACTTTTCGATCGTTTTCGGCCATCACGTCGGAGCCATCTTCCCTGGCTGGTATGAGTCCGTGTCTCACGATCCATCTTCGGATATCGCTGATTGGTATCGCGATGACATTCCTGCCGTCATGGCCGATATTGTCTGCTTTGGCGCCGACGGCGAGATTGTTATACGCCTCAATGATGTGGATGGCGTAATTGGCCCGGTCATCGCCCTTCTTGGTCGGCGATTTCCTGGCTTGTGACACCTCCCACCCGTCTATGCCCAGCTTGCAATGGATTCGGTCGAATTCACTGGAGTTGGTATGGGTTCTGAGGCGATTCTTGGTGAAATTGAGTACGAACCCGTCATCGTCGCCGGGTGGGCGTTCCAGCTTCAATATGGTATCAAGCTCCCACTCTCTGGTGCTGGTGCCGTAGGAGCGCCCGGCATCGTGGCCTGTGTGGTGGACCCAGATCTGGGCTATGCGCTGCCGGGTGATCCATTTCATCAGCTTCTTGACGGGCTCCCAGCTTTCCTCTTCCTTCATATCCCCACCGAGTAGGCACATGATGGAGTCGAAGGCGATTATGTCTGGCTTCAACTTTCTGATCTTGTGTTTCAGCCATGTGACGCCAGCGTCGGTATTGAGCGGTGGCATGTCGTGATCTAAGGTGGCCTCGTCATCACGGTTGAGCCCGAAAACCTTGAGTTCCCTGCCGTACAGGCTACCTGCCTGTATGACGCGCTCTTTGAATGTCTCTATCGGCATCTCGCCGTCTATATAGAGCGCCCTGGATTCGCGGCCCGCCGCCCAGTTGAGGAAGGGCTTCCCGGCTGCGATGGCCGCGACGAGATTGAGACAGAAAAGCGTCTTGCCCAGCCCCGTTGGCGAGTAGATCATCCACCTCGATGTCGTACACATCACGGTGCCCATGAGGTAGTCCCGCGGCTCGATTTTCTTTTCGTACCATGCTTCAAAAGTGTAGGACTCCGGGTTGAAGGGATCACCGGGATCTTCGATCACGTCGCCGGGGCTCCATGGAGGGAACGCCTCAGCCTTCCGGTATATGTCCTTGAGTTGTTCCGGGTGAGAGGCGATCCAATCTACGATATCTTCCTTTTCGTCCAGGGTGCCGCACAGGTTGGCAATCGTGACGGTAGACGCTATGCCGTGTAGCTGTTCAGCCACCTGAATGGCGTGTCGGCGACCGGGCTCGTCGTTGTCGGGCACGATGAAGATGCTTTTCCCTGCGAAATGCTCGTTTAGTTCCCGCGTCCAGTTTCCCGCGCCACCGGGGTTGCAGGTCGCCGGGTATCCGCATCCCATCAAGGCGTCTGCGGCCTGTTCACCCTCGACGACGAAGACGAATTTCTCCTGGTGTATGAGATCGAGGTGATAGGGCAGCCGCGTGACGCCCTTCATGCCGGCTATGAGCTTTCCGCTGCCGTTTAGGTGAGCTTGGCGAAAGGTCTTGCCGTCCGGCGTGGCCATGCGGCGGACAACGAAGGACAGTTTTCCTTCCCTCGTCCTGTAGAGATGTGTCCGCGGGTTGGCGTAATGTCTGGGAAAGGCCGTAAGCTGCTGATATTGCTCTCTTTGTTCTCTGGCTTCCATGGCGCCGGCGCGCTCCAGCGCCATTCTCACCTCATCCTGACTGCATCCGGCGTGACAATGCCACAGCAGCAGATCGTTGTCGGGGCTGTCGGTGAGAGTGAGCGAAGGGCTCTTGTCGTCGTGAGCCGGGCAACATGCCGACCATGAGCCATCGGCATTGCGCCTGGCTTTCTTCAGTTTCTTGGCTACGTTTTC